ACTGGTACTGTGGCTAATGCAAGACTAGATGCAGAACTGCAAGCACTTGCAGGACTTACATCTGCAGCAGATAAAGGTATTCAATTTACTGGTTCTGGTACGGCAGCCGTATATGATTTAACAGCAGCAGGTAAAGCACTGCTAGATGATGCAGATGCATCAGCACAACGTACCACACTAGGTCTGGGTACAGCAGCGGTTGCGGATACAGGTACATCAGCAGGTAATGTAGTTGTACTAGACGGGTCAGCTAGACTGCCAGCAGTGGATGGGTCACAGTTAAGTAATCTACCAGCAAGTGGTGACGGTGGCATCGCAATGGCAATTGCATTAGGCTAGTTGACAATAGTGTAAAAGTATGGTATAATTACTGTATAATTAATTGGAGTAAATAATGGCAAACGCATTTTTAAGTGAGACAGATACAGCTATTGGTACATCTGCTGCCACTATCTACACTTGTCCTTCATCTACTGAAACTACTATTATTGGTTTGAGTATTGCTAACATTGTGACTAGCCAAGTTACTGTAGACGTAAAGCTAAATGGTGCTGGACGTACTAGCGGTGCAGTGGATAATGTTCACCTTGTAAAAGCAGCACCCATTCCTGTAGGTGGTTCTTTAGTTGTGGTTGGTGGAGACCAGAAGGTGGTAATGGAGCCGGGTGATACAATCACTGTTGAGTCTGACACTGCATCGTCTGTTGACGTTGTACTTAGCCACCTAGATATTACATAAGGAGTAGGGCATGGCGTATCAAGGCGCAGCACCAATACCAGCTTTCCAAAGCCGCCCTGCCAAGCAGGAGTTTAACGGCACAGGTTCAGCAACCACGTTTACCCTGAACAGAACAGTTCGGGCAGAGGACATTGTTGTGTCTGTAGATGGTGTTGTGCAAGAGCCGACAGATTCCTACACTGTGCCTGATGGTACTACCCTAACATTCTCCGCTGCCCCATCTAGCGGTACTGGCAACATCTTTGTTATGTACATGGGTACATCAATGGGGTCGGTAGTACCGCCAGAGGAAAACAAAGGTAACTTTAAGACAGGCGGTATCTTCCGTATTAATGCTCAGACACTCAACACGGATACGACTATTTTGGCAACAGAGAACGCTAACGTAACAGGGCCACTCACAGTAGCAACAGGGGTAACCCTGACTGTTAACTCTGGTGGTACATTGGTGACGCTATGAGTACATTAAAAGCAGATACAATCGTAGCGGCAGACGGCAGTAGCCCTGTCACGCTGACTAAGCAAGAGGCTACTAAACAGTGGATTTCTTGGGATGGTGTTAATAATAACATTGAGGGGTCGCTCAACGTAAGCAGTGTCACAGATGAGGAAACAGGGGTTTATACGCTTAACATAACATCTGCTTTTTCTTCTGCTCACGATAGGTGTATAACCGTATCTTTATTTAATACAGCGGATGACGGTACTAGTTCTACGAGCGGCTCTGGTAGAGGTTTAAGTGCAGTGAATGTAGGCACAAATTCAGCAAACACAATAGACGCCTTAACTACAACAACAGTACAGTATGGCACGGCCTATGGTTCAAGTGAAAGTTCTTCTGGGGGAATGTGGGACTACAGTAAAGTTTGGGTTGCGTCAATAGGAGGCCTAGCATGAGTACGGTGATTACGGACAATCTCACAGGCAAGACTGCGGCTGGGGATGTGACGATTACCTCTGAGGGCGGTGCGGCTACTATGCAACTGCAACAGGGGGTTGCTAAGGCTTGGATAAACTTTAACGGTACAGGCACTATTGCATCTCGTGTCAGTTTTTCAGTTTCTAGCATTTCTGATAATGGAACTGGAATCACAACATTAACATTTAGCAACCCTTTTAATACCAGTGATTATGTTTTGAATTATACGAATGGCTATGCGGCATCAACAAATTGGACTGCTACCGCACCGACAACAACAACCGCACAGATAGGTAGCTATCGGTCAACTGATGGCGTGTCACAAGACAGGCAATATAACTCGGTTGCACTTCACGGAGACTTAGCATAATGGCTGGCAAGATTATAGCAGATACAATCGAGACAGGTGCTGGTGCTGATATATCCACCAGCTATGTTGTTAATGGTAGTGCGAAGGTTTGGGGTACTGTAAATCAAGTAGGTACGCAAGCAGTTTTGAATAGCTTAAATATTTCCAGCATTGCTGACGGTGGCACAGGAGATACAACGTATACTTTTTCTACATCTTTTGATGCTAACGACTACTCATCCACTTGTTCTGCCCAAAATAAAAACAATTTTGCTGGGGTAGATTCAACTAGAAGTTCTAGTGCGGCTAAGATTTTTACTTACGACTACAGTGGAAGTGCTGAAGACCGTGTTCAATATATGATGTGCGTAGGAGACTTAGCATAATGCAGACACCTGAATTTCAAGGTACACATCTCTGGGATAGATTGTGCTGGGCAAAGGAAAACCTTGAGCCGCACCAGTCAGACTACCGTGTGGTCTATGAGGACAGCATTGATGAGTGCGCCAAGATACTTGTGCCTGACCCTAACTGGATGGCAGCAGCGATGCAAGGCGGTATCCTACCACCTGTCTGGGTATATCACGAACTTGCCAAAGACGAAGCGCAGGAAGATTTCAAGAAGCATACTCGTGGCTACCTGTTGCATGAGACAGAACCTGTTGAGGCTATGACAGAAGAAGAAGCGATTGAATACTTAATTAAGAAGGACGTTCCTCAGTCTGTATGGCAGACTTGGGATGAGGGCAACCGCCCTAAAATGGTAATATGTAGCAAGGAACAGTTACCATCTACTCGTGAGTGGAGAAACGCATGGCGTATCTCTGACGACTTAACAACCCTTGATGAAGCAGCATAAGGAGAATATCATGGCTGTAACAACATACATTGTTGACAAGGACGGTAATCAAGCTGACGCATCATCGGTTACTGTTCCTGCAAACCGGGATTTCCGGGGAGCATGGTCACTGTCAGGTTCTGTGATTTCAGAAGACATGACCAAAGCAAAAGAAATCTTCAAGGACAAAATCCGTGAAGTACGCAAGCCGTTGCTTGAAGAGAAAGACGTAGAACTGATGAAGGCACTTGAAACAGGGGCAAGCACAACCGCTATTGCTTCTGCAAAAGATGACCTTCGTGATGCCCCAGCAGATGCCGCTATTGATGCTGCAACTGACATCGCTGGCTTGAAAGCTGCTTGGGATACAGACGTACTTGGTGATAGCCCTTACGCATAAGGAGATAGGTTATGGCACTGACACAGATTGTAAATGATGGCTTGGGTGCAAGCCTAACAGCTACGTCTGAAGGCGGTGCTGTAACCACTTCTATCCAGCAGGGGTTAATCAAATGGTGGATTAACCAAGATATGCAAACGCTTTCTAGTCAAAACACTAGAGATTCTTTTAATATTGCTAGCTACGTAGATGGCGGTACTGGAAAAACGGAATTAAATTTTTCAAACAACATGAATAATGCGAACTATTGCGTTGCAATGGGGCAAGGCGATGGCGGTGGTTTTAACGACAACAGGTCATTAAATCACGAAAACGCAAGCACGATATCAACAAGCCGTTTTGATTTTTTTTCAATAAACATAAACTCAACTGCTCTTGATGATTATGAATGGGCTTGGTTGCAAAGCACAGGAGACCTCGCATAATGGCATACATAGGTAAATCCCCAGCCGTTGGTGTTCGCAACCGCTTTGTCTACCAAGCTACTGCTGGTCAGACTAGCTTTAGTGGTAGTGACAGCGATGCCAAGACACTAACCTATCAGGATAGCCTGTACTTAGACGTGTACCAGAACGGTGTCCTACTCAAGCCGGGTACTGACTATACAGCTACCACAGGTACTAGCGTTGTGCTGGTAACTGCAGCCAGCCTGAATGACGTAGTTGAGATGGTATCGTATGATACGTTTAGCATTGCTAACAGCTATACTAAGACTGAATCAGATACACGCTACCCATTCAAAGGCAACAACAGCATCATCAGGCTAAACGGTCAGACCATTAGTGCTAACATTACTATTGATAGCGATGAGAACGGTGTTAGTGCAGGGCCAATCACACAGAACGCAACCGTGACTGTTAACGGTTATTGG